ACATCTGCCATTGAACCAGACCAATCAAGTATGAATACTAATCCATGATTCTTTCCATCAGGAACTACATTTATTTTCTTGAAAAGATCTTCACTATACTTATAGGTATGAAGTTTAGATGTATTAAGAACACCTGTTCTTGATACTGTAGAACGAGCATAAGCATCAGCAGCTTTCTTACATTCAAATTCTTTAACCAAGTAGTTTACTTCTTTCTGTGCTGACTTCTTAAACTTGCTATACTTAAGATCAACCTCAGAGAAGACTGTCATATTTTCCAATTCTTCTTCGGTTACATCATACCTATATGGTCTTTTACCCTCATATCCTTTCCAATTTTCAGCACATATTTTATGAATTGCTTTATTAGAGATAATAACCTTATCCAAATTAATCTTTGGTATTTCAATATAGAAATTCTCAACACCACCTTGCTCAATAAGACTTTCAATACCCTTGGCAAGTGAATCAGCAGTTTCTACGTTTGGCTCAGCATGTTCAAGTTGTTGATGTAATTCTTCTATTGTTAATTGATCGGGTTGTGTTTTTTGATAATCAATATCAATTTGCTCACTATTTTCACCTTCACCATCTTCGTCATATTCAGTACCATCTTCACCCAAATCAGGACGACCAGATCCCTCCATATTCACACCCATACCCTCTTCCTCTTCTGCTTCTGCTTCTGCTATCTGTTCCTTTATATCTTCTTCCATCTCACCTTTACAATACTTGTAAAGATCTTCAGCAACGTCTAGAACATCATCAAAAGTCTCACATCTGTTTACTCTCTCAACAAATATTTTCTCTTCTAATGTAAAATCAATATCCACATAATTACCAATCTTGATATTTAAATTAATTTTATCAGCAAGATTGAACTCTGAAATATCCCTTCCTTCTACTTCAAAAAAATCATTATCATGTAATTCTAAGTATCCATTATAAAAAGTTTTAGATATTCCAGCATACCTACGCTTCATTAACTTTTCAATTCTTGCGTCTTCTACAATATTAACAAAATCAAATCCTATCTTACGATCCTTAGACCAATCATAATCAGGTGTATAAAGGGCATGTCCAACCTCATGAGAAACAAGGGCATCAAGAACATTATTACTTGCCTTCTCCCACATAGGAAGTGTTAGAACCCTTGTCTGTACATTAAACTGAGCAGTCTCAACCTTTTTATGCTCTACTACTAGATCTTCGGTAGCAAGTAACTTAGCAAGTTGTGATTTGATTTCGTGCTTTACTGTCATTGATCTGTTTGTTTGATGTACCTATCATACTAGAAAACCGCCTCTGTGGGCGGTTAAGTAGACGGTTTATCAACTGTCCACGCCTTGCTTTCGCTTGACGTAGTGCTTGTGGTTTAAGTTTTCGTTTCCTCTCCTTCTTGGAGTGGTGTTGCCAGTTTGGAGTATTCATCACCACCATAATCGTTTTTGAACTTTATCACCTATTTCTGGAAGTCCAGTTATAGCATTCTGTAGTTTACTTAAATCTCTTTTTAATTCAGCCACTTCTCTTCTAAGAGATTGGATTTCTTCACGATCTGTCATATTTTATTGAGAAAACATATTAATCATACCTTGCATTTTACCAAGACCTTTCTCCAGTTTACCACCTGGTCTTGCTATTTTTTCAAATTTATTAATCATACCAGGAAGTTTCTTATTCATTTTAGTTAATGAATTCTCAAACTTTCCACCAATCTTATTTAATTTATCTGGTAGACCCATTTTATTACCAACATGACTAGAAAGATTTTTTCCAAAATTTTGCTGTTGTTGGGGAGTCATCTGAAACTGCTTAGCTATTCCCTCTAACTTAGGTACAGTTCTCTTAACCATACTTTTAACCCCAGACTTATTAGCAGCATCTTTGAACTTATCCTCAAGTCTATTAACATCAAATTCTTGTCCTAATAAAGACTTAAACAATTGTGCTGGTTTAACCTGTTGAGGTTTTTGTACATTTGTTTGTTCTCTAAATTGATTAAATGATTTCATCACTCTTTAACCGCAGTAACATCCCACCCTGAATCATTCTTTTTAGTCCAAATATATGGAGTATCTTGTTTTGCCTTTGCTTGTGAAGTATAAGACTTTCTATCAGCAAAAGTTTGAGTCCACCTATTATCACCCTTGTAATAAGTATCCCCACCAATCATACTTGTTTTTTTAATGTGCCAAGCCATTGTGATATTGTTTTTAGATATTTATGAACTTGCTATACGTGAAAAACCCTTAACCTTTTCAAACTTAATTACATTAGCAAACTTATCATACAACTCAGTCTTGTGAGATATAACAAATACATTAGCATCCTTAATTACAAATCTAATAATTTTTAAAAATTCATCAGTACCTAAAGCATCAAGAGAACTATCAAATACCTCATCCATAATCAATAAATTAGTATTTACAGAGTTCTTAACCCTAGCAACTTCTCTCCATGTAAACAAAAGTGCTAGATCAATTCTCATCTTCTCACCTTCAGAAAATGAAGCATAAGAAAACTTTTCATGGATAGGAGATTCAATAGATTCATTAAATCCCTCATCTAATTTAAAATTAATATAAAAATCCATCATCTGCAAATAACGATTTACCTGCCGATTAATAAGAGGAAGATAATTTTTAATGATTTTTGTCTTTACTCCATCATCCTTTAACAAAGAATACGCAAAATCATGGTACATGATCTCATGTTTCTTATCTGCTATTTTTTTAAATACTTGTTGAAGATTTTCTTTAAACTCTGCTAATTTTCCATTCTCAGTATTTCTATTTGCATGCTGATCGGTAAGTTTCTGAATTTCCGATTCCAGATCTCTGATTTGTCGTGTACATCCAGAGATGATAGTATGGTTTTTAGAAATGCCATTATTGAGTTTAGTAATCTCCTTTGATAATTTGGTAAACTGATGCTCTCTTTCCTCTTCTTTTTGAATTGCGTCTTCCAGTTCCCTGTAACCAGTTTGCAACTCCTTTGCTCTAGTTTGAGCATCAGCAATTCTATTTACACGAAACTCTTCTTCTATATCCTGAGTACAAGTAGGACATACCGTATTGTCTGTGAAAAACTTATGTTCTTTAGTTATTGTCGCTACTTTTTGAGTAATTTGACCCTTAAGAGTGTTTAGTTTCTTTAACTTTTTATTTGCTCCAGTAAAATTTTCTAAATCATTATTAAACATCTCAGCATCTTTCATAAGACATTCTGTTTCATCAGATGTTTCTTGAATCTCACCTTCCAACAAATTTATCTTACCTTCTTTTTCTTGTATTCTTTGTTTACCTCTAGTCTCTAACTCTTTAATAAAAGTTTCTTGCATTTCAACTTTATCTTTAACATTATCCTTACTTAAATCTAAAGTTAATATTTCCTCCTTTTGTACCTTCAATTTTTCTCTAAGTAAACTATTCATTGCTGAAAAGATACGTATATCTAAAAGATCTTCAATAACTTCTCTACGATTAGATCCAGATAGTTGCATAAATGGAACAAAAGCACTACTACCAAGAATAACTATTTGAGTAAATGACTTATAATTTAATTTTAGAATACTTTCCTCTAACATCTTCTGCATAATTCGATCATCTGCCTCCTTATGCATAGGAGTACCATCTACAATTATGTCGAAAATATTAGGTTTAATTCCTCTTACTACACGATATTCTTTATTATTAATACAGAATTCAACTTCAACTAAACAACCCCTTTCATTTGTACTGTTTATTAATTGACTTTTATTAATTTTACGAAATGGTTTATTAAATAAACTAAAAGTTAAAGCATCAAGAACAGTTGATTTACCAGTTCCATTAGTTCCAACAATTAAATTTGTAGCATTTTTACGAAAATCAACTTCAGTAAAATGGTCACCTGTCGATAGAAAATTTTTCCATCTAATCTTCTGAAATGTTATCATTCACTTTTGGAGGAAATACTATATCGTTAGGTGTAATTACACTATACTTGTAATTATAGCGTCTACAAGTCATAATTGCAAGTGTGTCATCAACCTCTATCACATCCAATTCACTATCATCGTCATCATTTAATTGCATAGCATATCTTTCAGCATCATCTTCCTTCTGAAACATCATAAGAACCTTTTCGCCATACCTATTCTGAATAGCATAAGCACCATCGCTACCTTGGTCCTTTAATGTAAGAAGGAACATTATTCTACCTCACATGCTTGTCTGTAAAGATCTTGAAAAATACCTTTTATGATAGTTTTATCACCTTCAAACTCAGATTCATCAATATATCGATTCAAAATTCTAATTGTATTTTCAGTTTCCTCAACTTCAAAATCAGAACTTTCTTGAAGAACAAAATTTTCTACTATTTTAAGATCTTGTATTCCAGCAGAGTATAACTTATCTATAAATTTTTCAAACTGTTTTTGATTTGTTTTTTGTTTTACAACAACCTTTACAATCTTATTTTTTAATTCTCTAGCGTCAAATAACTTATAATTATGATCATTATAATAAAGAATATGAAATAACTTATATGGGTTATTTACAGGAGTATGTTCTTTAGTACTAGTATCAAATATATGAAATCCTCTAATTTGGTTTACATCATTCCAAAATAACTCATATGGATTTCCAAGATAATATATTTTACCATTATCAGATCTTGTATGATAATGACCAGAATAAACCTTTTCAAAATTTTGATATGGTTCTAAACTAGCACCATGCTCCATCATATGTCCTGGAGTTGCTGTGAATCCATTTAACTCAAGATGCCCCATAGCTATAGAGCATTTTGTTTTTTTAATCAAATTATAAGTTTCTTTTTCATTCTCCTGATTAATCCAAGGAATAAGTAAAATATCTAATCCATCAATATTAATTTCAGTTGTATTAGAGTACACTGAAATATTATCATACTCACTCAATAACAAATCTATAGTATTAACTTCATTTGTATCCTTATAATATGCTGTATGATTACCAACAATACTATGAAGTGTTATTCCCCTATCTTGGAGTTTATCAAAGTAAACTCTCTTAGACCATTCTAAAGAAGCAAGATCTATATTCCTTCTATTATCGAAGGTATCACCCATATCAATAACAGTATCGATTTGATGTTCTTCGAGATAAGGAAAGAAGACGTTATTGTAAAACTCTTCAAAATAATCATGTATAAATTGTGCTCCCTTACGAGAACCAAAATGCTGATCAGTTATTATTGCTATCTTCATCTATTACTACTCTTGTAAGTAATATTATCTTTAATAGTATTATAGTCGGAACTTGATGAGGTTAATGCTCCATCATCAACTACCATTACTTCATCATAACCTGTCTTTTCAATAATCTTCGTCTTAATCTCAAGTTGCTTCTTCTCTTTCTGGATTCTTCTGAGAAAAGCATAATGAATAATCTGAGTAAAATAAGCAAATGGATTCTTAGACTTATTAGGATCAAAGTTATGAATATACTGTACACAGTTTTCTATACCATCAGAGATCATATCATCTCTAAACATATAGTTTACAAAATTTGGTTTATAAGAAAGGTGTGTAGCAATCTTTAAAAAGCACTCTCCAAGATAATTACTAATACGAGGTTTAGGTAAATCTTTTGCCTTTGCTACAGCAACTTCAGCACGATAATCTATTAATGCCCCTAAGAGTTCTTTATTATTTACATAATGCTCTGATTTCTTCTTAGCCATAACATTAATATATCCCGTTTAATAATTGTTTATATTATAACATTATTTACACGACTTGACAAGGTAGTAAAATATATGTACAATACCCTTTGTGAGGGTTGGAAGAGATACTCTAGTTATTATATAACTTTTCAAGCCTATGTCTAGCTTCTTCAACTGTTCCAATAAATCCCATTCTTGAGTTTAATTGAACTCTACCATCAAATTCAATATCAACATCATTATCATTAAGATATCTCTTGTAGAAATTTATCATCTGAGAATCTTTAACTTCTGTCATAGTAATAATTTTTTCATACTTAAGTAAAAATATATTATCTTCAGGTAATTCTAACCAAGGTCTTACCTTAACATATTGACCAGTTGGATTTTGTAGTACTTTCATTATAACTGGATCTTGAATCATTATAATTGGATCTCCATCATTTTCATCAATGGAGATCATGGCGAAAATTTCCTCACCAGTTACTAATTTTATTACTCCGTGAAATTCTTCTCCCATTATGTTTTAATTGGTATATTTACTATGTCATAATTAAAGTTTTCTTCATTATAAACTTTAATTCTTTCAATTAGATGATTTAGAGTATAATTCTTTCTTGACTTATAACTGATATCATCAGCTATGTCATATAGAGTTGCTTTTACCTTTCCGTTTCCTCTTCTAAGTACTCTTCCAATGGATTGAAGATTTCTAATTCGTGATTTGGATGGGCTTGCGAAGATAACATTGTGAAGCCGTTTAATGTTAATCCCAGTACTGAAAGTGCCATAACTGGCAACAATGATAGCATTGTCTTGGTTTTCTGTGATTTCACGGATTTTCTCCCGATCTTCTGTAGGTACTCCTCCATGAACAAAGAAGACATGTCTCTGTTCTAAGGTATTACTATTTATCATTTCATAAAGGGGTTCACCATGTGTTTCTACCCTAGCAAATAGAATAAGGGTGTTACCTTTGAGATCTAGAGCAAGATTACGAATTAATCTATTTCTTTTTTCATGAGTAATAATATATTGAACTTCTTCTTCAAAGTTCTCAAATTTATTCGGTGGGTGTTTCAATAGAAGCACGTTGATATCTAAAGTAGCAAGATGCCCCTTCTTCATCAGTTCATCGGTTTTAATTATCTTATAAGAAGGACCAAATAAACCTTCTAGTACCCACTTATGAGTTTCTGATCCATCTAAAGTTCCCGTAAACCCATAACGATACTTGGCATTACCCAACTTAGTCATAATGGCAATAAGAGATTTTGATTTAAATTGATGTGCTTCGTCACCAACTACTACATCAAATCTTTCAAAGTATTTTCTTGGTAATTTATATATTGATTGCCAAGTAGTAATAATAACCTGCGAATCTGTTTCTCTTTCTCTACCAGCATAGATCTTATGGCAGTATGATCCTACATCCCACCCATAATCAGCAAAGTCTTTATACATCTGCTCTACAAGGGATGTTGTAGGCACTACAATCAGTGTATTCTTCTTATTCTCAACAAAATACCTAATGATAGAATATATCATTAAAGACTTTCCTGAAGCAGTAGGGGATACTAATAACTTTCTATTATTTCTAAGAGCATCATAAACACCATCAATTTGATAATCTCTAGGTTTGTGTTTAGAGATAGCAGTCATATAATCTTTTACACCTTCCTTAGATATCTTATCATTAACCTCAAAAGGAAGACCATAATACTTACTTTCTACAAATTCGTAAGTATACCCATGATCCTTACAAAACTGTACTATTCTATCTAATAATCCAATATAAACTTCACCACTCTGAGTATTAAATAATCGTATCTTTCCGTCCCAATATTTCTTCTGGTACGTTGGCATAAACTTCGCACCAGGTACTTCAAAGGTAAATTGATCCGCAAGTTCATAATACACATGCGGTTCCGATTCTACTTTTAAGTAGACTTCATTCTTTTTTGATATAATCAAATTAGTCATAATCCTATATCTTCATAGGATTATTTAGAGACTATATTTTTATTGGTTTATACCCTTTATGTAAAGCACCATCAACACCTTTAATAGATCCCATATACCTATTCTTTTGCTGTTCTATCTCGCCTGGCGTTTTACCTTTATTACTAGGAGAATTTTTTAGAGCTTTAGTAACAGTTTTATCATGCTTAACTCTATTTTTCTCTACTTCTTTTCCAACTTTTGCAAGACCAGGTCCAGCTGTTCTTGCTAACAAACTACCTGCAAATACATAAGGTGTAGCAGGTCCCATCAAAGCTGCGTCTGTTGCTGATTTATAAAAGGGATCAAGAACTTGACCAACTTTACTTTTTCCTAAACTTTCTGGAGCTAACAAAGATCCTCTAAACGCTCTACCTTGCCAAGTTCTACCAAAAATTCCTCCTGCTATCTTTTTAGCTATACCTTCACTCATTCCTACTGGACCTTTTCCTTTTTTAATATTCGCCATTCTCTTTTGATTCTGTCTTATAAACTCCCTTATACGACGAGAATTTTCTTTACTTTGTTTGATATCTACAGATAAACCATATAGATCACCTTTATTCCATTTATGTGGTGAAGTTTGAAGACCTGTTTTAGTTATATCATCTATTGCTGTACCTATCTCAGATTTAGTTTTTCTAAACATGGGAGTAGGTTTAAACCTATCAGTTGGACCATACTTTGCATCCAATTTTTTAAATGCATCCTTAGTTTTATCACTAGCATTGGGTAATTCTGCTGATCTTCTCAATGCTTTATTACCACTTCCCCTATAACCAGCAATTACTCCAGATGGACCTTTATCACCCTTTCCACTCATTTTAACTTTATATTCACCACCTTTAAATTTACCATAAAGTTGAACCTCTCCAGCACTTGGAGATGTTCTTACTCCAGTTTGATATCCTAATCTTTTAGTAGCAAGAGGTGGGGTAGTTGCATAGAATGGTTGATTATTTTTGATCCTATTTTTGGCTATCAAATTAGTACCAAGTTCTCTGTTTGTCTTATGAGTTTGAGACACTGGTTTTCCAAACTCTATGGATTTAGACATTATTTTATTAGTCTTATCCTGAAACTTTTCAACATTCTTTGGTTTGAATAACTTTGATACTTTCTTAGGTATTTGAGATTTATATTGAGAAGGAACATTAAATTTTACATTCCTAATACCCTTAGTACCTGTCTTTACCAACCATTTCTTCAAACTTTCATTAAACTGTTGAAATGTTTTCATTTCTGCTCTTCATAATCTTTATTACCTGGTAATAATGCTGCACCTACCTCACCAGTTATTGCTCGTTTAATACCACCATGCTTTTTAGCCCAGTACCCTGTCATTGCTTTTGACGCAGTTTGCCACCAAGGTTCTTTATTCTTTATGCTTTTTCCAGTTTGGTATGCAGCATCACCAGCATAATATGCTCTTGCAAGTGGATGATTTAATACTCTTCCTGCTTGTCTTAAAACTGATCTAATACCCCACTTTTTAATACCTTCTTCCAATTCTACCTTTTCTTCTTCAGACAAGGTTTCAATATAATATTCCCAGAGAACTTCTGTTTGATCGTCTCTAAATTCGTTAAAACTTTTCATTGATTTAACCTATAATAGTATCAAACCAATCTTGGCTCATACCTGAAATGATCTTATCTGCTGCTTCTTCATCTATAGCATACTTCTCTTCAATAAGATGCCCTACAACTTTTTTGTAGTTCTCATGAATCTTCTGACTTTCTTTTGGAGTAGGTTTCATCTTCTAATATTAGATCTACTCATATATTTATAATTTATATACCTGCTTGGAACTTATTCCATTCAATTGCGTTCTTAATTTGAAATGTTCTGTTAGAAACATTTTTAATAATTTCCTCTAAAAATTTTAAAGTAGTGTCATAATATCTTATTTTAAGATCTATTTTCATCATCTTATCATCTGCTTCCATATGTCTTTGTATAGCATCCTTTTCTCGTACTTTATATGGAAAGGGTTCTTCAACATAAACTTCTGCTGGTGCTTTACCAGTATAATAATTATGCCTTTCTAATCTAATTTTATTATATTGTTCTCTTGCTTTTTCACGCAACAAAGTAATAGTATTATAAACTGTATAATACTTTGCGTGTAATTGTGGAATCTTCAAGGATTCATCATGTAGGTTATCAGGATCAATGACAGCATCACGCTCCCACATCTCCTGAATTTTATCAAGATTCATTTAATCGATGTAGTCATATCATATAAAGTGTATTTAAAGGATGCTTCTGCTGTAAAGTACTCTACATCCGTAGTTGTAGCATCAAAATCTAAAGATGTCAAGGAAACTGGAAATAAATCTTGAAATTTTACTTTTGCTATTTCCCTATAATTACTATTTAAAATTCTAAGTGTTCCATCACAAAATGCTTCTTTAAGATCTCTTTGATCGGCACTATCTGTTGTTAAATCTTTAAATTGTTTTGTTGTTTCTGGAAATCCTAAACCAACTAACCATTCATAAACTGCCATATAATTTTCCATATTCTCATCAACTAAGAATCTTAAATTAAAATCACCATATGTTAATTTCTCACCAGGAATATCAATATCTTTTAGATATGATGGTTGAGTAGCAAGACCTAATGACAATTCTGGTATTCTAGCACTATTTGAAAAGAAATCAACTTTTGGATATTTTGCAAGATTAAATTTAAATCCTACCGATGATAAGAAATTTCTATTCTCTATTTGTGTGCGAAATGCTGACGAAGATGCCATTATCTTTTTTTATCTATTTATTATAGCACATTTGGACAAAAAAAGAGACCCCCGAAGGAGTCTCTTTATTAAAGGAATTATATCCTTTCTTCTTACATGAGGTTGTTGACCTTAACTCTTCTGTAGTAACGGTTTGTGTTACGAGTAAGTGTGCCAAGTCCCTGAGTTGTACCTTGTGAGAATGGGTTCTCGACGATGCCGTAGCGAGTCTTGAATCCAATTTTTGGTTGGAAGGTGTCCTGACCAACAGCACGAACCATCTGTAGTGGAACGTATGGGCAGTAGAACAGTCCAGCGTCATAAGGTGAAGAACCCTTGTATCCAAC